CACTTCAACCTTAACATCTTTACCAAAATGTCTTTTAAGGATTGATGCCGTAATTTCTTCTCTTTTTGAACCTGCTTTATCTTTTTCAGTTAAAGTTCTCAATAGATTGTGAAGAGTCTCACTATCCTTATCAAAGATTCTATATTTGAAGTGGTCAATCGCTTTAATAAATCTTTCAACCTCTCTCTTTTGTTCCATAGGTTTTTTATCCATGAAACTAATTGGTTTTTTATTAGGAATTTTTGAAATAACTTGATTTAAGTCTTTTAATAAAATACAAAAAGATGTGTAGTTTGTGTTTAACTTATTTATAACAGACCTACCAGGTCCCTCAAGGTCATAAATACCAGGTAATTGGTCGTTTTCAGGTTTTAATATATAATTTTCAGGAAAAACTTCTTTCATGATTTTATTAATACCATTCATATAAGTCCACTTAATATCTGAATTAACATTAAATAACATTCTATAGAATTCATTTTCAGATTGAGAGCACATTTCAGATTTACCTTCACTTAAGATTTGTTTCATCTTTGTTGATTCAGTAAGTTTTGTTTCAACCTTCATCTCATACATCTTGGTTACAAAATCCCAATTAACAACTTTCCAAAAGTTTGTGATGTATTCGTCTCTTTTGTTTCTATACTTTAGATAGTAAGCGTGTTCCCACAAATCTAATCCGAGTAACGGAAATCCCCCACCTTCAATCACATTCATTAATGGATTGTCTTGGTTTGGAGTTGACATAATTTTTAAAGTATTATTTGAGGTTAGAATTAACCATACCCAACCTGAACCGAAACGGTCTTTGGCTTGTTTCTCAAATTCTTTTTTGAAATTTGTGAAGGTACCCCATTGTTTGGTTATCTTTTTATAAAGTTCACCATCCAATTTTTTTGGTTCGGGTGTTAACATGTTCCAAAACAGTGCGTGGTTAAATGCCCCACCTGCGTTGTTTCTTATTGTCTTATCAAAACGACTTATGGTCTTGATAATTTTTTCTAAATCTAAATCTCCGTATTTCTTTTTAGCTAATGCGTCGTTTAGTTTATCCACGTACCCTTTATAATGTTTATTATAATGAAAGTTCATTGTCTCTGGGTCAATAAACTGTTTGAGGGCTGTATAGGAGTAAGGTAATTTTTCTATTCCTATTTTTTTCATTTCGGTAATCAACAACTCTTTTTCTTGGTTAACGTGGTTTTCAAGTATTTGGTTTTCTAGTTGTTGGATTTTCTCTTGTGTTTTTTTCATAATTTTGGATTATCCGTTATATATAAATAATCCGTAGTTGACTAATTTCGCAGATTATTAATTCTTTGTAGAATTTCTTCTGCCGCGTCGGCGGGGTGTTGGTCATCTCCCATTACTGTTGCGATGACTTGTTTTTTGTTGTTTAGAATATCGTAGATGATTCCTTCTATTGTATTTTCAAAGATTGGGTAATAAACCAAAACATTATTCTTTTGTCCGTAACGATAAGCTCGGTCTTCTGATTGGGCGTGGTCTGAAGGTAAAAATGACAGGTCATTCATAATAACCGCTTCCGCAGCGGTTAATGTAATACCAACACCTGCGGCTTTAATATTACCCACAAAAACTTTAACTTTTGGATTATCTTGGAATTGGTCAACCGAATGTTGACGTTCAGGTTTTGACATTGAACCATCAAGTTTAACTGCGGATTTTCCAAAATGTTCGGTAATTTTATTTAAAGAATCTGTAAAGTTACAGAATATGATAACTTTTTTATCTTGTTCTAAAATGTTCTCGGCAAGTTCAATTGTTTGAGCAATTTTTTCATCGGCAATAATTTGTCTAACTTTTGTTAGTTTTGAGAATTGAACCGTAAGTGATTTTGATTCTTCAGGGTTCTTGTCGTACCAATCGTAATACTCCCCCATTACTTCCTCATATTGTTTTGATTTTAATCTTAAGTAAACAGGTGTAATAATTTTGTCAGGTAGGTCAAGAACATTTTCTTTTAATCTTCTTAAAGTTAATCCTAATGTTCGGTCTCTTAACTCTTCCAAATTTGATGCTCCTGTTACATTCCAAACTTTTCTTCCTCCAACATTAAATTGATAACCTTGACAATATCTGATTGCGTATGCCATCCAATTCTTTGCTACAGGTGAATCAATTAAACTTAATAAGTTAAAATAATCAATTGGTCGTGATGTCATTGGCGTTCCTGATAATAACCAAAGTCTGTCAATCTTTTTAACAATGTCATTAATTAACTTTGTCCTTTGTGCCGTAACATTTTTAATATAGTGAGCTTCGTCAATAATAACCAAATCAAAATTGGAAGCAAGAACTTGAGATTCATCTTTCTTTTTAGGGTCATGGAAATTTTTTAATATATCGTAGTTTATAATTACATAATCCGCTTCAGTACTAAAGTTTTTACTTTCCGCTATGTAAATTGTTTTATCTGAATAGTTTTCAATTTCACGTTTCCAGTTAATTTTTAAAGTTGCTGGACAAATTATTAAAACTTTTTTGGAACCCGACTCTAAAGCGGCAATAATGGTTGAAGTTGTTTTACCAAGACCCATATCATCTGCCAAGATAAACTTTTTATTTTCAACTAATTTTTGGATTGCTTCTTTTTGATGTTCAAGTGGTGGACGATGAGAGTATTTTGAATAATCAATCACAACATTTTTAACTGAATTGTCTTTTATAATTGCAGCTTTTGGTAACCAAAAATCGTGAAGTTCTTCACTATCAAAAACTTTACCCCAAATGTGGTATGCCTTTTCTTTATCCGCCAGTAACTTTTCAACCCAAACTTTTTGTGGTATTTCGGTGTATAGTTTATCGTCTGCTAACTTCTGTGCAAAATAGGCATCAAGAATCACCCACTTCTTGGCAACCTTTGGTTGCTTATCGTGGAACGATATAATATATTCCGATTGGCTTCTTGTTGGGTAGAATTTTTTGTTAATCTGTGATTTACGTTTTAATTCCAAAAGATAGTTATTACCACCCTCATAGACCTCAAGAATCGCCATCGCTTTTGACTCCAAACTTATTTCCATTCTTTTTAATAAAAGTTTGTCTTAAATATAGTTGAAGTTTGAGTATTTATCAATATATGCAGAAATTAGTTCCAATTACAAGATTAGGTAAGTTCTTTGGTGGAGAAGACTATGCCTTGGATACCAACATGGGTCAAGAGTGGTTAGAAGGTGATATGAACTTCACGGTTGTATTATATCGTATTGACCGATATAAAACAAAAACTGATAGTGTATATGGTGAAGTGTTGGAAAACGGGATACAATTTTTAGCTCCTGTTGAATTAAAAGGTCTTGTTCAAGTTATGGCACCTGCACAGAAATTTTTGGGTAGTTCTAAAGTTGAACAACAAGAGCCAGGTAATATGAAGTTTTCGGTTTACCAAAAACAACTTGATGACTTGGGAGTTGAAATATTTATGGGTGATTACCTTGGTTATTATGAAACCGAAGACCGAGTTAGATATTATACAGTTAATGATGACGGATATGTAAGGTCCGACAATAAACATACATATGCAGGATACAAACCGTTCTATAGAACAATTGTTGCAACATATGTAAGTGAAAACGAATTTAGAGGAATTTAATGAAGGTTGTTATAACAGAGTCACAGTTTGATTCTTTATTTATAGGTAAGAAAGTTATGGTGTATTACAATTTACACAAACATACTTTTTCTGTTACATATGATAGTAAAGTAATTATGCATGCTGACTATGTTAAATTGGGTGATGTTGAGTTTAGAGTTAGAAAAGGTGGTAAAGAACGAGTTCGTTCTGAAAAATCAAAAAACGTTCACGCGTTTGTAATAGGAAAATTATTGGACTATTGTGAATATCCTTGTGATGAAATACCAACACCGTCATCAGATAAAGTTGTAACGTATAATCCATATAAAAACGACACATTTGTATTTAAGAATACAGAAGAGCCTGTTTATCACGCACAAGAAGTTGATATGATAAACTCAAAAAATAAACTATTTGTTGTAAAATAAAATAATGCCGTTACCTAAAACCATAGTTAAACCAACTTTACCTTTAGTACCGAGAAAAGTTTTATCTGAAAGAAGAGAACAACTTTTAGAGTATATTAAAGAAGACGGAACTTATCTACCAAAGTCAGTATTACATGCTGATTTGGATAGGGGTATGTTAGACTTTGTTAAAACAGAACTTGAAGTTGTTACTGCAGGAAAAATTGTACCTATGTTGGATATCATTATTACAACACAAAACTGGTCACAATATTTAGAGACATGGAAGTTTGTGGATATGGATTACAATCCATCCCCGCCATTTATTACAGTGGTTAGACAACCTGAAGTTAAGTATGGTACAAACCCATCACTTCAATATACAATTCCAAATAGAAAACAATTTTATTATGCTTCCGTCCCAACTTGGAATGGTAATGAACAAGGTATGGACATTTATACAATTCCACAACCTGTTCCTGTTGATATCAAATATAGTGTTAAAATTATTTGTAATAGAATGAGAGAACTTAATCAACTTAATAAAGTTGTTATGCAAACATTCTCATCAAGACAGGCTTATACCTTTATTAAAGGTCAATACGTCCCAATTATTTTAGAAAACGTTTCAGACGAATCTCAAATGACAATGGAGGCAAGAAAATACTATGTTCAGAATTATGACTTTACAATGTTAGGATATCTAATTGATGAAGATGAGTTTGAGGTTAAACCTGCAATTCAAAGAATCACACAATTATTTGAAATAGATACAACAACAAGAAGACAAAAAATAGACAAGTATCCAAAAAATCCTAACGAGTTTCCTTCTGAATTTGTTTTTGTTTCAGGTAATACCACTTTAGTTGATATGATTGATTTTACCGCAAATATGTCTTTGGTGGGTACAGACAATATTAATACTTATGATGTTTACATTAACGACGACTATTACGGTAGTGATGTTTCAGTAATTCAAATTACAACTAATGACATTTTAAGGATTGAAGTTACAAAAATTAATAACACTCAGGAATCAAAAATAACCTTTAATAGTGGGTTAGTTTAATCTTCTCCGTATATATCTTTCTTTTCTTTACATTTTTCAAAAATTAAATTTTCTAAAAATTTATAAATCTTTATCCCACGTTTATCACAGTACTTTTTCAATATATCATGAGATTCAGGGGATATTTTTATGTTCTTGATTTCTTTCTTTGTTTTCATGGTGAGAAAAAAGGCAGAATTAATTCCTACCGTTTATAAATAGTTACCTAAAAGTAAAGTTTTTTCATATAATAATGAATATTTATCTATAAAATAAATCTGTAACAGAATAATTTAATAATGGCAACAGCACAAGCAAATCAAAAAGTATTCGTATCACCAGGCGTATACACATCTGAAACCGACTTATCATTCGTAGCCCAAAGTGTGGGTGTAACGACTTTAGGTCTTGTTGGAGAAACTTTAAAAGGTCCAGCATTTGAACCAGTATTCATAACTAACTATGATGAGTTCCAAGCTTATTTCGGGGGAACAGAACCCGTTAAGTTTTATAATACTCAAATACCAAAGTATGAGGCGGCATATATTGCTAAATCATATTTACAACAATCTAACCAATTGTTTGTTACCAGAGTTTTAGGTTTATCGGGTTATGACGCAGGACCATCATGGACTCTTAACGTCACAGCCAATGTAGACCCAACAACTATTGGTAACCCATCTACAGGTGTTACGTTTACCGCAGACTTCACAGGAAGCTCAACAGGTAATACAATTACTTTTGTTGGTGGAGCGTTACCTGCTGAGGTTAGTGCGAATTTAAATGTACAATATAGATTAGAAGACGGTACAACATCAACATTACAAGATGACTTTAATACTTATTTAGATGGTATTATGGATATACCATCAACCTCAGCAACAACTGCGGTTATTTATGGTGCTATACCTGAAACTGATTACCAAACTTTAGTTGGAACATATACAACAGATTATAGTCCATATGGATGTGAAAATAATTTTACACAAAACGAATTAACTGAAGGTGCTAACGATTCTTGGTATTACGCTAACTTTGAATTTGAAAACAACGACTCATTAACAGGTAATTATACAGGTTATTCATTCTACTATACTGTTTCTAATTTAGTTTCAGGAGCGTCTAGTACATTTACAGGAACTATTGTTGGTAATTCATACACATTTACTGGTACTGCGTATTCAGAATTTAACAACATGGTTGTCGGAACTATTCGTTCAAGAGGAATTTCTCTTTTTGATAATAGTAGTACTAGTGAAAACCACGGTCCCATTTATCAAGTAAGTGGACTCACAGATTTACAATTAATATGTACTGGTCAATATTCGGGTATTACAAAATCACCTTACGCTACTTTCTTATTATCAGGTGTGACAAGAGAATTAGATACATTCTCATTTGAGACTTCATTATTGGCATCATCGGCAAAATATATTACTAAAGTGTTGGGTGTTGATAATTTTGGTAAATCAAGATTTGAAGTTCCAATTTATGTTGAAGAAGCATATCAAGCATCTTTAAATTATGCATACAACCAAGGTTATATTCGTGGGTTAGCGTGTGATTTAATTGCATTACCTGATGCTAGAAGTGAAAATAGTTCATCAATAGCATATAATTTAGAGCAGTATCAATCACCTGAAACACCATTCTTAGTTTCAGAATTAAGAGGTAATAAAGTTTACAAATTATTCAAATTTATTTCAATCTCTGATGGTGATTCTGCAAATACTGAAATTAAAGTATCTATTGCTAACTTATCATATAATAATATGTCATTTGATGTATTAGTTAGAAATTTCTTTGATACTGATGCAAACCCTGTTGTAATTGAAAAATTCACAAATTGTAATATGGACCCAGGCACAAATAATTTTGTGGCTAA